GAAGTTGATGAATTAGTGATGAGACCAAAGTTCGCTCAAGGTTCTGAATACATAAACAAATGGTGGAAAAGAAAAGCAATTAAAAGATATACCAAGTTACATACAGAGAATAGATTAAAGCCTGAGATGCTTTATTACTCAGATATATTGGGGATGACTTGGGATGAATGTAAAGAAAAATACTTAGGAGAAGTAGGTAGATGATAAAAGATATAAGCGATTATTTTGTAGATAAAAATAAAAGTACTCAATATGATTATAAGATATTACTTTATGGTAATTATACATATAGACAAAACTTAGAAGCAGATAGTTTGGTTGAGGTGTTAAGACACACTATACCATTTATTAGTAAAAGATGGAAAGTTCATTTCACTTTATTAATACCTGAATTTGTTCAATCATTAGATTTTCCAAATGTTGACCAAAGAATATATGAGTTACCAACTTATATAAATACAATGAGACAACACTTCAACACGAAACAATTTATGAAGCATGTTGATTGGAGACATAATGATTTTGATATTGTTTATACACATCTACCTGAACACACTTTACAAATAGCAAATTGTCTTAGTAATAATTCAAATCTATCACCAAAGTTTATCGGTTACTCTCATTGGTTTGAAGTTCCACAAAATGCTCCATATGGTGATAGAGGTGGAATGCACAAAGATGATCCAGCAAGAGCATTATATTTAAGTGTTGCTGGTTTATTAATGCAAGATGAGTGTGGGGTGAATAGTGATTGGTTGAAACAATTAACAATCAAAGAAGCCAGTAAACATTGGAATCAAGGAGTGTTGGATAGATTACAGAAAATTATCCAACCACATTATCTTGGAGTTGATAGAGTTAATATAAGAAAAGATTATAAAGACAAAACAGTTGTATTTAACCATAGAGGCGCTGGTTATACTGGTTGGGAATGGTTTGTAAAAGTATGTGATGAGATATGGGAACAAAGACAAGACTTCAAAGTATACACCACACTAACACAAGTTGATAGGCCGTGGAATGAAAAAGTTAATTGTGAAAGTCGTGATGAATATATGAACTTCTTATCCACTATGAAATTTGGAGTGGGAACATTTCAAACATATTCTGCTTGGAGTATTTCAACAACTGATGGTTTTTCTGTTGGTGTTCCTTATCTTCTACCAAACAAACTTTGTTATCCTGAAATGACAAGTGTTGCTAAAAATCCATATCCTTATTTGTATGATGATAGAAATGATTTTATTAAAAGGTTTAATGAGATGTTAGATAATCCAATAACATATGATACAAGTGATTTAGCAGATAATATGATTTGGGAAGAAAGAATATCTAATTGGTTTGGTGGTTGGAAAGATGTATTTAATTTAGAGTCAGTTAGTGAAACAGATAGTGTTTTAAAAATTAAAGACTTTATTAAAGACAAAGGTTTTGTAACTAAGAAAAATATATTAGACTATCTTGGTTGGGGTGTAAGAATTAAATTTAGTCCTTATAGAAACGCTTTAAGAAAATACAAAGAAATTAAATTTACCAAGTATGGTTATGAATGGATAGGAGAATAAATGAAAAAATTATCAGCAGAACAAATACAACAAAATTGGAATACATTAATAGAGGTTATTGATTCACATATCGGTGACGATAGGAGAGATAATTTATTAAAGATGTATGATGACTTCAGAGATAGAATGATGTTTGCACCCGCAAGTGCTAAAGGACATTTTCATAATGCGATGCCAGGTGGATATGTTGAACACATTCTTCACATTGTAAGTCACTCACTTGAGATAAAACAATTGTGGGAGAAGAACGGAGCAGAGATTAACTTCACGGATGAGGAGTTAGTCTTTGCTGCTTTACATCACGACTTAGGTAAGGTTGGTGATTTGGAACACGACTATTACATTCCACAAGATTCAGATTGGCACAGAAAGAACCGTGATGAGATTTATAAACATAATCCATCACTTCAATATATGAAAGTTCCTGATAGAGCATTGTGGTTACTTCAACATTATGGTGTTAAGGTTACGGATAAAGAATATATTGGAATCAAATTAACAGATGGAATGTATGACGAAGCTAACAAAGCTTATTTGATGTCTTACAATCCTGACTTTGGACTTCGTTCTAATATGCCTCACATCTTACATCAAGCTGATATGATGTCAACATATATTGAATCAGACCAATGGAAGCGGGGTAGTGAGACAAGTGAGCCAGTGAATACAAAAGTCCCAAAAACAAAAGATGAACAAAAGCAAGTAGACAACTTGAAATCAAAATTTGATGAGTTGTTTGCTTAGGAGATTATTATGTGGATAGGTTTAACAATATTATTTTTCTTAATAAGTATCTTTACATCAGTATTGGTATATTATTCGTTACGAAGAATAACACAATATGAAGAATTGATTTTAGAAATTCAACAAGTAATAAAATTTTCAACAGATAAAATGAAACTTGTAGATTCTAAAGGACATTATGAATCAGACGATGAGACTGGTTTTTTCTTTGAACAATTAAAACAAATTCAATTATCCTTAGATGGAATATTTGAAGAGGAGACACAAGATGCCAAAAAAGAAAGCTAAAAGAAAAGTATATTTTGGAAAAGAAGTTCAAGATGCAATTATAGAATATAATGCAGCGGAAAGAAGTAGTGAAAAAAATATAATTTATGGAACACGAATACATGCGGCGTTTGATAAGTTAGCTGAGAATATAATCAATACTTTTAAATTTACTTACTTTGATGATCCATTTGTAGACGTAAAGCACGAAGTTGTTGCTTTTATGGTAATGAACATGCATAAGTATGACCACACAAAAGGTTCAAAGGCATTTAGTTATTTTTCAGTAGTGGCTAAAAATTATTTAATTCTTCACAACAATAATAATTATAAAAAATTAAAAACACATGATGAAATAAATGTATTAGATAAATCTAGAAATATAAATTCAATATCAGAATCTGATTATAAAACATTAACAAATGAAATAATAGAGTACTTTGATTCAAATATGAATACAATATTTAAAAAAAATAGAGATTTAAAAATAGGATATGCTATAGTTGACTTAATGAAACAAAGAGATGATATTGAAAACTTTAATAAAAAAGCTATTTATATTTTAATTAGAGAAATGACAGATGTTGAAACAGCTCACATTACTTCGGTTGTTAATGTTCTAAAAAAACACTATAAAAAGTTACAAAATATATACCATAAGAGTGGTTCGATAATACACAGCCGTTCAGGCTCATTCTTTTAAATATTAAACCCACTTAATTGTGGGTTTTTTATTTCATTCAATTTCTTACAAATTTAATATTTATATATGAATAACTACATTCAGAGGAGATTGTATGGCAGACGAAAAAGAAATATTTGAGGGAAAAACCTTTCAAGATTTAACAAAAGATATTTATGAAAATACAACAAAACGTAAAGTTCAAATAGATTTGTTAATATCAGAAATACATGGATTCATTACAACCATAGATGATGTGGTTATGGTAGCTCCTATTATAAAAGAATATATGGATACTGCTGTTCGTAATGATGAACACTTGGTAAAACTCGCTGGTGTACTACAAAGAATTATAAGTAAATCAAGTGGTGAATCTGATGAGTCAATGTTATTATCAGATGCTGAAAAAGAAGAATTAATGGGAACACTTCAAGATACTGTAGATGATTTACAAAAAGAAAGTGAAAGACTTGAATCTACAAAAAATAAAACAATTGATTTGGGGAGTAATTAATGGGTTCAGTATTTGTATCACAACCTGATAGAACCATAAAAGGATTTATGGGTAAAGAATACTCTGTTCCTTTTTATCTACAATTCGTACCCGGTTATTGTGTTGATGTTGTACATAGTGAAACATCAACTAGATTTAATACTGAAAAAAGTATAAATAGTATAATTGCTATTCCACACATATCAGATAAATTATATAAAAAAAGAGCTAGTGCTGGGGAAGATTCAAGATATTTTCCTTTATTTAGAACATTTAATGATGTACCTACAAAAGGAGATCCTGTTTTATTGTGTACTATTGGAAAAATAAATTATTATTTAGGCCCTCTAAATACAATAAACAACAGTCCGACTTGGAATGATGACCCTTCTTTTAGTGAAGAATTTATGGTAAATAATGAAGATATTATAGATGTAAACAGTAGAGGAAAAAAAGGTGAAAGTTTAAATTTTGTTAAAACAAA